CGATCAGCAGTTTCTGACCTTCGGCTTTCTGGCCGACGATGACGACCGCCAGCTGCCCACCACCAAGAACCCGATCAGCATGTCGGTGACTGTGGCTGATGACCCGGGCCTGCCTTATGTGGCCGTTGTTGAGGCTGCCGATGAGGACAAGGTCGCGCGCGTGCTGCGCCTGAACCTGCCTAACGGCGACAGCATCCTTTACAACGCATACGTGACCATCACGTCCACCCCGGCACTCTCCCGAAACAATCTGATGACTCGTGTTATCAGCTTGTCTCTGGCTGGCCGCCCAACCCGTTACTCGGCAGTGGTGGCGTAACCCATGGCCAAGATCAAGATCGCTCAAAACCCGACGTTCAAAGCGCCAGTGATGATTCCCCGCATCGGCGAAGCGCCGGTGAAGGTCGAGTTTGAATTCAAATACATGGACAGGAAGGCGCTTGCTGAGATGTTCGAGCGCTGGAACACGGCCCGCGCCGATCTGAACGCCAAGCGTATCGACGACGGCATCACCTGGCAGGAAGTGACGGCCTCAGAGATCGCGCTGCAGGTCGAGCAGATCAAAGACGTCGTTACCGGATGGACCTTCGACGATAAGTTCACTGACGAGGCCGTAGCCGCGCTGGTGACCACTTGCGTCGGCGCGCCTCAGGCTGTGATCGACGCCTACCAGTCGGCCTACGACCCTGCTCGCCTGGGAAACTAAAAGCGGCGGCCCGGGCGCTATACGAGCCTGGGCCGTCGGAGCAGGAACTCGCCGCCTTCGGTATGACCTTGGCTGACATCCCCGTCGAAGAGGTCGAGGTCTGGCCGGACTCGTGGAAGGCATTCCGGCTGTTTGAATCGCTATCCACTCAGTGGCGGACCGGGCCTGGCGGCGCATCCGGTCTCGACTATGCCGCCATCCCTGCTACAGCACACATGGCCGGCATCAAACGTAACGAACTGCCTGGCATCTTTTCCGACCTCCGCACACTGGAAGTTGAAGCATTGCTCGTGATGAGCGAATCGAAATAACGGAGCGCTCATGACGACCATTGCAGAACTCGGGATCAAGGTTGATTCCGGCGATGCCGCGCAGGCCGCCACCGATCTGGACAAGCTTGCCGCTGCTGGCAGTCGTGCAGAAAAAGCGGCTGAGGGCGTCTCGTCAGGCTTTGACAAGGCATCTACGTCGGCCGCGGGGCTGAATACGGCGGAAACAAAGCTCAACGAAACAACCGAACAGGCCATGACGCGCCTCACGGCAATGGCCAAGGCCTCGCTGGATTCGAGTGAGTACTACCAGCGTCTGACGACCAGCGTTACCAGCAACACTTCGGCAGTGGACGCCTCAAGCTCATCTGTCAGCAGCCTGGCAGCGCTCCGGCGTCGATTGCAGGCTGATTCTGATGCGCTGGTTGGGTCGACCGACCAGCTTGCTGAGTCAACCAAAAAGGCAGCGGCCGCAACCGGCATAGAGGCGGAGGGGCTCCAGGCCCTGCTTGGAAAAATCAACCCGGCTCTGACAGCCCTCGGCAAGCTGGATGAGCAGCAGGCTCAACTGCAGAAATACAAGAACGCCGGCCTCATTGATGCCGATACGTTCAAGGAGTACTCCACCCGGATTGACGCGTCCCGTCAGAAGCTTGGTGATTTCAGCGAGACGCTGAAAAAGACAGGAAATACCTCCGCGCAGACCGAGCAGGCGTTGAGACAACTGCCAGGTCAGTTCAGCGACATCTTCACCAGCCTCATCGGCGGGCAAAACCCGCTGCGGGTGCTGGTGGAGCAAGGGCTTCAGATCAAGGATTCATTCGGCGGCATCGGGCCAACGCTCGATGTGTTTGGCAGCAAGATCAAATCTATCCTCGGCATCGGCGGCGGTATTGGCTCGCTCGGGGATGCGCTTCAGGCGGTCGGTGGCGGTGGCAAGGCTGCAGCTGAAGGCGCTGATGCGGCAGGTGCCAGTATTGGAAATCTGGCTGAAGGGGCAAATACTGCTGCTGATGCCGGAAAGAACGCTAAAGAAGCTGCTGATGCCTTGAGATCAGCGGCGCCAGCAACGGCCGCTGGATTTGGCCTGATCCTCGGCGGCGTTATTGCAACGACCGCAGCTCTAATAGCGCTGGGTATTGCCTACAAGCAGGGAAGCTCAGAGGCTACCGCCTACAATACTTCTCTCGCCATGACTGGCAACACCGCAGGGACAACAGCTGCCCAGCTGAGCGTAATGGCGAAAGCCGTATCCGGATCAAACGGTACGATTCACGAAGCGTCTGCGAGTTTGGCGCAGCTCGCGGCATCGACGCGCATCCCGGTCACTTCTTTCGAGATGATTGCGACAGCAGCGGCCAATTTCGAGGATGCGACCAACAAGGCCACGTCAGAAACTGTCTCAAACTTCGAGAAAATAGCCAGGGACCCTGTAAAGGCAACGCTCGCGCTTAATGATTCTCTCAATTTTCTTACTGCCAGCACTTATGAGCAAATCACGTCGCTGGAGCGTCAGGGTAAAACCCAGGAAGCAGCTACTGTTGCGAGCACGGCTTACGCTGAATCCCTGAACTCAGTATCCGCCAAGGTGAAAGCCAATCTCGGCACTATAGAGTCCGCATGGAAAGACGTTGCGGACGGTGCAAAAGGTGCCTGGGATGCGATGCTCAACGTCGGAAGAGAGAAGTCTTTCGCCGATAAAATGTCAGACCTTGAGCTTCGAATTGCTGATTTCAAAGATCAGGGCAAGGCAATTGGCGGATCCTTTGGCGCCTCTCTGTCGAAAAAAGCGATCGATAAGCTGGAGGCAGAGAAAACACAGTTGCTCATTGAGAAAGGGGAGCAAGACCGTCGGGCGGCCGCAAAAGGAGCGGCGCAAGAGTCCCAGCAGAAGGCATTGTCTGCCGCAGAGCACATCGGCAAGGTGCGCGCGGAATTCCAGACCAACGAACAAAAGCGAGAGAAGGAGATTGCTGATTACAGGAGAAATGTAGATGAGCTGAGGAAAAACAACTCCAAAAGCGAATTGCTTGATGAAAAGAAAATTGCTCAAGATATTCAAAACATCAAGGACAAATACAAGGATCCCAAAGCTGCATCATCTGGAGCAGTAGACCTCACTGCCTTTAACACTGCACAGAACCAACTGAAGTCGATCACTAGTTATTACGACAACGCCCAGAAGGAGCTGGATGCATCGCAGAAGGCTGGGTTGGTCTCCGCAGAGTCCTACGCAAGTCAGCGTACAGCCATTGTCGAGCAGCAGAAGGGTGACGTGACATCAGCCTATCAGGCTGAAATTTCGGCGCTTGAGGCGGCTCGCGGGAAGGCGTCTACCAGTGCCGAACAGCGCATTCAGCTTGATCAGAAGATTGCCGATGCCCGTACCTCAATGGTGGAGGCGCAGAAAAAGGCTGACAGCGAACTATCGGTCTTGGCCACCAGCGAGACCGGCAGGCTCAAGAAGCAGGAGCTGGCAGTATCGACCTACACCAGCGCGCTGGAGCAGCAGGTCAAAACGCTGCGCCAGCAAGGGCAGCGCTCTGCGGCCACGCTTGGCATGGGTGATCGCCAGCGCGGACTGACGGACCAGCAGAACTCCGTAGATGACCGGGCCAACCAGCAGAAGGTCGAGCTGGCCAACCAATACGGTGATGGCTCTCGTGGCATGAGTCTCGACGAGTACAACCTGAAACTGGCAGCGCTCAACAAGAACCAGCAGGATCTGCGCGACACGGTTCAGGCCAATTACGACGACATGACTGTTGCCCAAAACGGCTGGAGTTCTGGAGCATCTTCTGCGTTCCAGGACTATCTGGAACAGGCCAGAGATGTAGCTGGACAAACAAAAACGCTATTCACGAATGCCTTTGACAGCATGGATGACTCTCTGGCGAATTTTGTTATCTCAGGGAAGTTTTCGTTCGCTGATTTTACAAAGTCCATTTTGTCCGACATGGCTCGTATCGCGACGCGCCAGGCCAGTTCCGCTTTGCTGGGGAGTCTTTTCGGGGCAGCAACAAGCTACTTTAGCGGAGGTGCATCGGCTGCCTCCTCGTTCGGTTCTGCAGCGGGCTCTACCGCCGCAGGCTACAGCGATGCGGCTTTGAGTGGTTGGTCCGGGGTTGCCCAGGCCAAAGGAGGCGCATGGTCCAACGGCGTGCAGATGTTTGCCAACGGTGCGGCATTCACCAACAGCATCGTCAGCAAGCCGACGGCGTTCGGCATGGCTGGCGGAGGTGTGGGAGTGATGGGCGAGGCGGGCGATGAGGCAATCATGCCGCTAACTCGCACGGCCGGGGGGCAGCTCGGCGTTCGCGCGCTGGGCGGCGGCGGAAGCAGCGGAAGCAACACCTACAACTTCCCTGTTTCGGTCTCCGTCCAGACATCCGGCGACTCGGGCGGCGCAAGCACACAGGAAGCGTCCACGCAGCTCGGCAAGGGCATTCAGCAGGCGGCAAAAACCGAGGCCGAGACTGCAATCGCTCGAGCGTTGCAACCTGGCGGCTCGATCTGGAGGCTCACAAATGGCAGGTAGTTATGGCGATTGAAACCTTTACCTGGCCCACCCAGCACGGAGACGCGCCCGATATCACTTATCGGGTGCGCACCTCCCAGTTTGGCAACGGCTACAAACAGGATGTTGGCGACGGGCCGAACAACAAGGAGGACTCATACCCGATCACATTCACCGGAACGAAAGAGCGTGTCTTGCAGATTATGGAGTTTCTCGACAGGCACGCCGGGGCGAAAGCGTTCCTTTGGGCCACGCCGCTCGGACAGCTCGGCCTGTTCACCTGCAAAAACCCAGTGCCCACCCCAATGGGGGGCATCGCATTCAAATTGACGGCCACGTTCGACCGGGCCTTTCACCCTTAAGGACTTCTCATGCCGTTGATTGCTGACATCCAGGCGCTTGAGCCAGGCAGCGAAGCGTTGCTGTTTGAGCTGGATGGATCTGACTACGGCGCAGACATTCTGCGCTTTCATGGTCACGCCATCCCGCACACGCCAGCCGAGCTTCTCGCCGTCGGCTTGGACGCTGACCAGTTGCCTGCCAAATCAATCTGGTGGCAAGGCAACGAGTACGGTGCCTGGCCCATGCAGATTGATGGCATAGAAGCAAATGGCGACGGCACGGCAGTTCGGCCCACGCTTTCAGTGGGCAACGTCAACGGTCGCATCACGGCGCTCTGCTTGGCATTCGAGGATTTGCTTGAGTTCAAGTTGACGATGCGGCACACGCTCGGCCGTTATCTGGACGCCGAGAACTTCCCTGCCGGCAACCCAGAGGCTGATCCGACTCAGGAATCTATCGAGGTCTGGTATCTCGATCAGAAAACCAATGAGGACGGCGAAACGGTCAGTTGGGAGTTGGCCAGTCCGGGCGACGTCGGCGGCGAATCGATCGGCCGGCAGATGACCACGCTTTGTCACTGGTGCCTCACCGGTGGATATCGCGGGCCGAACTGCGGCTACACCGGGCCGTATGTAGATAAGGATGGTTTGCCCACTGACGACCCAGAGCTCGATACCTGCAACGGTTTGCTGACGACGGGCTGCACCGCGCACTTCGGCGCAGGCAACGAACTTCCCTTTGGCGGGTTCCCCGCCGTATCCCTGATCGCGCGGAGTTGACCATGCTGAAATACATTTTGGCGGCAGTGCAGGAGCATGCGGCTGCTGAGTACCCGCGCGAGTGCTGCGGACTGATTCTGAGCGTGGGGCGAAAGCAGCAGTACTTTCCCTGCTCCAACACGGCGATCGATCCAAGCGAAGAGTTCCGCATCAACCCAGAGGATTACGCTGCGGCGGAAGACCTGGGCACTGTCATCGGAGTTGTCCACTCGCACCCCGACGCGACCAGCAGGCCGTCACCGCGCGATCTGGCAATGTGTGAAGCGACCGAACTGCCGTGGCATATCCTCAGCTGGCCCGAGGGCGATCTGCGCACCATCGTGCCCACCGGCAATACGCCGCTTCTGAAACGACCTTTCGTGCATGGAGCTTGGGATTGCTGGCAGGTCTGCGCCGATTGGTACAAGCGCGAGTTCGGCCTTGAGTTCGAAGCCTTCAAGCGCACGGATGGCTGGTGGGAGAGCGATGCCGCCGAAAGCCTATACGAATCCAACTACGAGGCGGCTGGATTTTTCAGAGTAGATCAGCCTCAGCGCGGCGACATGATCGTGATGGAGGTCGGGCGTACCAAGCACCCTAACCACGCTGGCATCTATCTCGGCGCAGACGCCTCTCTGTCGGGCGAGGATTCTGGCGTGTTCGGCCCCGGGCCTTTCCTGATGCACCACCTGTACGGAAGACCGTCGGAGATCATCGTCTTCGGCGGGCCCTGGCTTGATCGAACTCGCTTGGTCCTCAGGCACAAAGATGCACAACAAACCACGTGATGCGTCAGGGCCGCAGTGGGGCTATGTAGCATCTTCATCGTATTCTTCAACGATTTTAATATTCGAACCGAAAAGCAAGCTGGCAAGCGCAAGGTACAAAGCTGCAGTGTTCGAATCTCCAGACTGGGTGGCTTCCTTGATGATGTGTATGAATTTTTCCTCTCCAGTATCAGTGACGTATTGCTCAAAAGGTACGCCTGCTTCCGCTGCCTGAGCTTTTGCGGTTCTGATTTCTTCGCTATCCATTGAGCTGAATTCTTTGAGCATTCGCTCGCGCAGCTGTGATGGCGGATCTATTGATCGTCTCTCGCCAACCACCACGCGTTGCACTGGGCTTTGAAGCAACTCCGTACTGCTCACACCAAGCGCATCAGCAAGTCTTAGCAGGATGATTTTACGAGGCTTGGCCTGGCCGGATTCGTAACGAGAGATCTGCGATGGAGTAATGCCTACCGCATCGGCAAGCTGCTGCTGCGTAAGGTTTTGTGCGCTGCGAAGAGAGATGAGTTTAGTGGCAAAGTCGTTTGACATGATGTTCCCCAGTACGTCCTTGGGAGCGTACAGCAAACGCACAAAAAGCAAAAATTGTTTGACGAAGTCACAAAAAGCATTAAACTCACAAAACGCAAACAAGGAGGCACCATGAAAGCTATGAAGATCACGACCGCGGTTCGAATGCTTTGCGATATGAGGGAGGCGCTCGAGTCGAAGGCTGCTGAAAATGGGAGAAGTTTGAGCGGTGAAATCATATTTCGCTTAAGGAAATCTCTTGAGCAGGAGAGCCTGGATGAAAAACAACAGGCGTAAAAAAGCCCCAGTCGCGCCAACGACCGAGGCTCATGAAGCAGAGCGTAAATCTACTAGGAAAAACGTCATGACGAATAATACCACAGTTGTTGACATGCGCAAATTTGTGGAGGCTAGAGACGGGAAGGCTTTCACGACTACCCACCAGGTAGCTCTGGCCTTTGGAAAGCTGCACAACCATGTCCTCGCGAAGGTTCGTGCGCTGGAGTGTTCTGATCAATTTTTAACCGACAACTTTTCGTCGGTTCAATTCGAGCATCGCGGCAACACCTATGAAGCTTTCGAAATTACCAAAGACGGCTTTATGTTCCTGGTCATGGGTTTTACCGGCAAGGCAGCGGCAGCAATTAAAGAAGGCTACATAGCTGCTTTTAACGAAATGGCTCGGCGGCTCAATGTGAGTTCCACCGACTTGGTTGGCGATCTGGTCGGCTCCGTTATTGGAACGAGTGGCGAGCACGTTCTTGATCGCGTGATTGACCAAAAGGCTTCGCCGGTCGCCAAAGGGCTGCAGCGCAGCTTCCGCCACACCATGAAAAGCCGTCTACGCTCCCGTTTCAATGTTCAGCGTACCGCTCTTATACCTGCTGAATGCATGGCAGATGCTTGCAACTTCGTCGCTGCATACGTTCTTGAGGGCGAATTTCTCCCCAAGGAAATCGCAGTGGACTTCAAAGGCTCGCCGCACAGCCGGTATCTGCTCAGCCTGGACGAGCAGGGCAGGCAGCGTGTCGAACTG